ACAGAGTTCTTTTAAAACTTCGTTAAATAGAGCTCTTTTAAAACAATAGTGTTTAACAATGCCTCTTTTGAAGTTAACCCTGTGGCAATATACTCCCCGTCATTCAATGCATCGCTAATTGAATCACTATTAAGATCAAGCACACCATAAAACGTATGTTTGAAACTATCTGCGAAAACACAAAAAGTCCACCCCCAGTCGTTCATGTACTCCAAGAGCTGATCTGTATTCATTTCACGCAACTCACATATTGACAGCAGCTCACACTCTTCTCTGAGTCTCATATTTGGTATCATCATTGCTTTTTCTCCATTACTTGATCATTTTATACGCTTCGCTATGCTCAATGCACCACTGTAATTGAGTCATAAAGCCAAAGGCATTTAAATCAACAGACTTGCCTCTGTGTGCTATTTCAAAACTGCTGTTTCCGTTGTCATCGCTCGCAGTAAACTCATAAACGATGCTCTCATCTGTTACATGCTGAAATTTGATTGTTTTCTTGCTCATGATGCTCTCCTTTTGTGTTTTTCATTAATTAACTGATTGATGAATACGCAATACGGAAACCCCAAGAAAGCGTCAACAATAAAAAAGCCCTCAAGATTTTTTTTTTCTTGAGGGCTTTCGGCGACTTAATCTTGATCGTCGTCGTAATCAGGTTTTAAGGTAGTGTGAGAGTGATAGTCGTTCCCACAGTTGCGACACATGTAGAAAACTTGCTCTCTGTCTACATCGTCAAGAACTACATCACAGCCAAGATTGTCTGAGTCGCATTTTGGGCATCTTTCAAGCATTGTCTTTCTCCTTTTTGTTTCATCGCGTTATTGCGTTAACTGATTGATGAATACATAATACAGAAACCCCTGAGTTTTCGCAATGGGAAAAAGGCTTAAAATGCCGAAAATATTATATAATTTTCATATCAGAGAAAAGTTTTTTCTTGAGTGCTTCTACCGAATTAAAGCGAGTAGTTGTTACAATCTGGGAGAATTCGCCCTGGTACGAAGATCGCTGTCTTTGATGATGCTCGAGAAAGTCGTCTGGGAGATCGTTGTCGCCGATCATATTTCTCACGCCGAAGCAATATGCTTTCCTGGCTCTGATCTCTTCGCTGACAATCGGGAGATAATGCATCTCGATCTTGCCTTCTGCTATCACCCAGAAGCCTATAGATTGATATTCATGCTTTTCTTTGTCGACGCAGATCGAGTCGATCATGTATTTCAGTTCCATGTGTCTGCGATCTCCTGATGCTCTTTGAGGATTTTTTCGTCGACCTTATGAAAGAGCTCTTTGTTCTCGTTTTTATATCGATTCCATTTTACCCACTGCTTATGCTCTGCGGGAAACAGAGAAGGCTCGATCATTTCAACCGTATTGAGTCTGCCCTGATCGTCCTCAATCTCGATGATCGCATATTGAGTGCCTGCATGCTCGTCCTCGATTTCTTCCTCGATAAAGACGTTTACTGCTCTCAATGTGTGAGAGCAGTGCGGGTCGTTATTATATCCAGCTTCTTTAATCAGCAGAAAAACGCTCTCAGTGCTCTTTTTCAGCACGATTATACTGTCAAGCATACAAGAGCTCAGTTTTTCACCGTCGAGCGATACAGAGAGAATTGAGCCTTTTCTGTTGATATGCTGTAATGCTTTTTGTTCGATCATTTTTTCCTCTGATGCCAGTTGTCGTCTGTAACCACAACATCCTCGATCTTTCTACCGTCAGGAAGTTCTGTAATTCCTCGCTTTTTAAACGATTCAAGCACTTTTTCCCGATCATACGAGTTGGTGACTATGTAATCGATGTTGTCGAGCATTGTGACAGACGTCTTGAAGATCGTCTCATTGCTACTGTTGCCAGACGCATATTTGAGCTCGTCAATTGAAGACTGTCTGTGTTTTCTGACGTAATTGCCTTTTGTCTCGCCGTAGGCGTCGTGATTGTAACTGATCGCGTCCATACGTCTGAGCATATTCTTCTTAAAAACAAGTGTGCCGCTGCCAGGGTTGTATTTATCAACGTTTTTAATGCGAGTGAAAAAGTAGTTTGCTCCACCTGTTCTCATGTCCTGCAACGGCGACATGCCGCTCGGCATAATTCCCAGACGCATTTTCTCAACTGTCGATACCATTGCCCCATTGTTATTGAGGACAATGTCAATCAGTTCTGGGAGATCAACCGAGCCGGTTACTCGATGCACAAGCCCGTAACCAGAGAGCTCTTTTTCGAGAATCTCGGGCGTGATATCTGGCCTGTACTGTACACGCTGACCGCCTTTCTTGTTTCTGTCGACAAAGCCGAGCTGATACTCTCCTTCAGGGTTGTAATGCTTGCTCTCAGTCATATCATAGCCGAGCCGATTCTTCCAGAATTCTCTAAGCTTTTCAACCTGCTCCTCAGTTGTCATCTTTCCTTTTTTAAAGGTTTTCTGTAACTCTTTCCATTCGACTGTCTCATCAACGCGGTGCAGCTCGTCTTCGACTCTGCGGATATAAGCAAGTTTTTCGAGATACATCTTCTCGGCGTTTGCCTTGCTCGCGATCTGTGCATCAATGCCGAGCTGCTTGAGCTTCTCAAAGGAGTCTGCCACTACGCCGCTTGTTGCATCGTGCGGGATAGTAACCTCGAGATCGCCCTGTATTGAGTAAAAGTTGTTGCTAAACGGCCTGTATCTAATGACTGTGCCGTCATCAAACTTGATGTTGTACTGAGAGCCTGATTCGCCGTAAAAGACTTCACTCACGTTCATGTCGTCCTTTAAAACGTCGAGTCTGCCTTCTTTGTTGACTCGCTTTGTCAGCGTCGCATTTGTTTTGGTGACAGTGAATCCGGCAGTCTTCTCGATCTTCGGTGCTTCGACTTTAGGAGGCAAAAATTTAAACTGCTCGAAAATACCGTCTGGCATCACTCCCTCTGTGCGAGCGTCACTTATCTTCTCAATCCAGTCGAGATAGTGCGATGCCATATCAACCGCCTTCGGGTCACTGCTTTTCAGAATCTCCATAAGTCTTGGGTGATGTGAGACTGCCTTGTCAAGCTTGGCGACATTGAAATTTTTATCGTTTTTATGATAAACAATGTTTTTTATCGCACTGAGAATATCACTATAAAAGACGTCGTCTGGGTGAGCAATCGGCCCGTCTTCTGCGATACTCTCAACGACTGCAAGCTTCTCGACCAGGGCGTCAATTTTTTTCGCCGCATCTGGCCTTACTTTCATTTTCACTACGGTTCGAGTCTGCTCTTTATGCTTCTCTGTGAAGACCAGAGCGTTCTGATCTTCGATTGCGTCGCCGTCAAACGGCAAAGACTTGCCCTGATAGCCGAGCGCTCTTGCGTCATCGAGAACACTGTCGTCGATGCCGTGTGCAGACTTGATGATCTTTGCCGGCTTCTTAATCTCTGCCCCAAACTTGAAAGTCGGGTCTCCCAGTGCTTCACCATAGTACCGCTCGAATTCAGCTCTTAACGTGTTTTTTCTCTTGAGCACTTTACCCATGAAAACAGTTTTATCGCTGGGGAATTTGAATCGGCCGGCAACATACTTGCTGATTGCCTCTTCAAAAACGCTGTCAGGGGTGTTCTCTATCGCTTCGATATAGGGCAGAATCTCATTGGGGTCAAAGACGATCTTGCCGGCCTTTGCCTGCCTGAAGATCGTATTGTAGAAAGGCTCCTGCTCGCCGTACTTTGAGTTTGGGTGATAATCGATGTCGAGAACGTCTTCGCCCAGGTGCTTGTATGCCTGGCCTTTGTCAATTCCCCAGATTTTTCCGCTTTTCCCTCTGATAAACTGCTTTGTATGCCCGTCATGGTTACTGATCAACCAGTCGATGACATGCTCACGCTGTACCTGAGCGAGCTCTTCTTTTGTCAGGTCTTTTGGCGTATACCCAGAAAAATCATATTTCTCAGCAAGATCAGTTTTCCACTTCTGAATAGAGCCGACTTTACCGTTGAGCTCAATGACACGAACCTCGATAGCATCAGGGTCGACAATTCTGCCGATCTTATATGCAGCCTCCTCGCCGTATGCGATAAATGCATCTGAAGAAGATTTCACCGGTTTGAAAAGCCATTTATCACCGTTCTTGTCGACAAAAAACTCTTTATAATGAGCACCGCCGATATGATTTGCTGCACCGTCAAACTTGAAATTCTCAGCTTTACCGAAGTCTACCCAGTGCAGATCAGCGAGCTCATGCTTTGAAAGCAGTTTTTTCGGCACTACTTCAAGAGCTTCTTTGAGCGCATTGTCTGCTGCTTGCTGCACAGCCATAATCATCGACTTCACTTGCTCTTCGGCAGACGCCTTTAACATCTGCGTTTTCCATTTCTTCTTAGCCATTCCCAGTTTTACTGTCTCTGAGAACTCTTTTTTCTTGATCTCCTCGAGCACCGCCCCAACAGCGTCGTCAGCGGCAATCATGATATTCTGGGTGAGTGTATCAGACATGAATTGAGCTGATGCCTTCATCGCTGTCGCCTTCAGCTTCTTTTTTGCCATGCCTTCTTTGACTTTTGTCGAAAACTCTTCTTTCTTGATCTGCTCAAGAACTTTTTCAACAGCTTCGTCAGCAGCCTTGAGCACATTCTGCTCGATCATACTGGTCATAAAAGAGGCAGAGTCTTTCATTGCAGCAGACTTCCACTTCTTTTTCGCCATTCCGAGCTTGACCTTCTCTGAAAATTCAGCCTTTTTGATCGCCTCAATCGTCTCCTCGATTACCGGCAGAGCTGAATCATACACAGAAGTCATGACGGCGTCTTTTGCTGCTGAAGTAACAACGGCAAGGTGCTCTTTCTTGAGCTTTGCCTTCGCCATGCCTTCGCTGACCGCCTTTGAAAACGCTTTGTCTTTAGCGATCTTTGCAGCGAGCTTCTCTGATTCGAGCTTTGCCACTGCCATACGAGCAGAGACTTTGTCGGGCAGAGTTTCAAGAGACGACGCAATGCCTTCAGCGGTCTCTTTTGCCGCTTTAGCCATAGAAGCGTTTAAATGGGCGTCAGCGACACGCTTTTCTTTCTTGACCAATGATATGGCTTCAGCTCTTTTCGTCGCGTCAGCAAGCATCTTTGCCTTTTTTTCAATGGCAAACGCTTTTAGCTCGGGAAGCAATCGTGTTTCATGTGTTTTTGGGTTGAGCAGATCGTCAAAATCGATCTCTCCTGCCTTCAGCATATCAAAGCGTGACTTGCCGACCATATTTTTGAGCACATGATCTGGGGCAGAGTCGAGAAAATCTTTCATTGAGCCACTGAACTTACCTGCCTCAAGAATCTTCATTTTCCCTTTGGTGACTTTGCCATCCTGCCAGATTTTATACGGGCGTGATGTCGTCTTGAAATCATCTTTACCAAGACCCAGACCGACATCATCGACAACAGGCGACAGCACACACCGACAACGCGGGTGAAGAGGGCAGGGCGGGTGCGAATCAAGATCGAAAATCTTGCCGTTTAAAATAGCGCATCTCAGACATGTTCCTCTGCCTTTATAGCCGCCTTCAAACGTCGCAATCCATCTCACCTGCTTGACGATATGCTTGTTCTTTTCGTAAACACGTTTAACCGCATCTATATGAGCAGAATGAGAGTAAGTCCTTACCAGAGTGTCAAGATGCTTCTCGACGCCGACAAAACCCGTTTTAAAGCGTTTTTTCATCTTCTCGATGGTCTCACCCTTGAGAAGACCTTTGGCGATCTCGTTTTGAATCTTCTGCTTGAGCTCGAGATCAAACGACTTGTCGACCCAGTCTTTGAGAATATTGCCGCCGACCGGTGTTTTCGTCCAGAATGTCGTCATAACCGTTGGGGCGAGCATTACATCTTTGACGTTTTGTGCAGTGCCTCCCCAAGAAAGAATCTTTGAGTGCATTTCAGCAGACTGAGATGAGATGTCGCCGGCATATTTCGCCGTCTCATCGACAATCTTCTCTTTTACGCCTTCAATAACCTTGTCGACAGAGTCAAACAGAGCAGCAGATTTTGATTTCTGCCACTCTGTCATCTTATCGAAATCAAGAAAAAGCTCTTTTTGCACAGCCTGCAACGTCTTTTTGAAAGCGATTAACTGATTTTGATCAAACTGCTCAAGCTTATACTGAAACTCTACAGTCCGAGCGAGCATAATGATCTCTGTGTCTGTGAGTATTTTCATTTATTAAACTTTTTCCAGGCTTTTTTGAGATCATCAGTGCATCCGTCAATCATGATCGATGCAAGAGCAAGAGCTTCTGAGAATTCTGTATGAGTCATCATAAATGAGTAAAGGCCGTTGTCGTCTGAGATGTTCGGAGTCACCTGATACCTGAGACCTTTGAAAGATAAAACAGCCTCGATGATCTCGTGATGCAGCACGACGACGGTTTCCTCCCATGTTCCGACGTTTCCGACGACTATTGTTGTGATGTTATCCTTCTCGCCGCCAAGCTCAAAGTATCCGCCTGGTAGATCACTATCGAAATAAAGGCGAAAACTGAACATGTAGCTGCTATATTTTCCGATTGTCTTTCTCATTACTTTAATTTATCCTTGCCCTCAAATTGGAGGTTTTGCTATGGCTAAAATATTGAAATTCACACCAAAAAAAAGGAAGAACCAGTCAGAGCTGATTCTTCCGGCCGATATTATTCTTCGTCAGTCTCAAGAGATTGATCTTGCGATTCAGCATTATCGGGATTCTGGGAGGATTGCAGAGATGTTCCGAACAAATCCGAATTTCTTCGATCTTCCTCAAACATGGCGATGAGCTCAATCATATCGATGTCCTGCGTGATGACTCCTCTTGATTTCAGCTCATCAAAAACAAGCTGACGAGGGAGCAGACCTGACTTAAACCCTTCGATCAATACGCCTGCATCTACAGCGGCCCATAATGCCTTGAAGTTGATTGACGCCTTGATGGTGCCTTTCGCCTCTATTGCGAGAAATTTGCAGGTGTATTCAACGAGTGTCTGAAGACATGAGTCGAGTGTTCTGACCCAGCCGCCGAGGATAGAGTCGCTCTCTGATTTATTGATCGCCTTCTCTGTTGCTGTTGCTGACCCGCTCTTCGGCATAATCAACGAAAGGCCGAATATTTCCATTGCTGTCTCGAGGTCTTTGAGATCGTTTCTGCCTGCCTCGATTCCTTTTCCTGAGTGCTCAACAACCTTGAGGTCGGCATTTTCAGACGTCGAGTGAACCATGACGTTTGCGCCCATGTTGATCTTTCCTGTATCAGCGTCAACATCGAGCTGTTTGCCGAAATAGGTGATCATCCTTGCGTAATGAAGAATATTTCTCTGATCAGAGTTACTCTGCCAGTGACACGAGTTGAGCTCAGCCAGGTCAAGAAAGCATGGTTCAGCAGTCATCTCCGTAAGCTCTTCACCGAGCATGATTGTGACAAGCGGGATAAAGTCGAGCGAAGTATTTCCCTGCATAGGATTGCCGGTATCTGCATCTGTTGCTATTCCCCATCCTCCTGTCTCTGCGCCCTCTTCAAATACTGCCCAGTAACCAGGCTCATATAATCTGATGCGATCTTTCTTCTCTGTGCCGTATTTACCGACATTGACTTCAATCGTTTCTTTCACACGGAGCTGGGTGAGAAAGGGAGCGCCGTTTTTCGTCTCAACACGCCAGCCGATGACGTCGCTCGGGTTGATTTCAACCCAGTATGGTCTTGCACCTGCGTCTTTGTGATCTTTCTTTGTGCTGCCTTCAACCTGCGGGTACTCAACCATGATGTGATTAACGCCTTTATGCATGGCAACTCTCATGATTTTTGCCAGAAATGCAGTTGCCGAGTTTCCTCGCTGATCGATATTGTCAAGAAGCTCTGCAACCTCGTCAGGCAGATCGTCGCTTGCTTCAACATCCTCACGGAACACATCGCTTGCTGTCTTGCATATCGTGCTCCAATAGTAATTCACGAGAATAGAGCGTTTGAGTCGCCTGTCGTATGAGTCCTGTGTCTCGCCTTTTTCTTTCGGGAGAAACTCTTCTTTTGCAGCTCGCATCGCCTTTGTGCCGCCTTTTAACGCCTCAGGCAGTTTCATAAGAAGCTGATGCTGTCTATATGCCTCGATGGTGGCAGAGATATCGTCTCCGTCGCCTGGTACGCTTATTGATTTATTGTCTGACATTTACACTTCCTCAACTGTTGTTGTGATTTTTGGCATCGTTGCTCTGTATCTTGTCTCGTCATAGGCGTGATCTTCTGATGCAGAGTCGACATCATCCTGTTTTTTCTGATCTCGAGGCAGAACCGGCATTGTTCTTGAGAAATTTGTGCAGTGGTTAAATGCGAACATCCCTGGCTCTTCCTGAGGATGCTGCAAAGACGCCTTGAGAAACTGTCTGACTTTTTCGAGACCATTCACTCGAGAGCCAGGACTTTTATCTGCCTTTGTCCACGAGACGCCTTTTGCGCTCATGTCATCAGAGATGCAGTTGCCGTTTTCCCTTGTGAAAATTGCCGAGTCTGCTGGGCCTGGCCTCACTCTCAGATGTCTCAGGTGAACTGATTTCTTGCATCTGTCCTTAATTCCTTCAGCGATTGCAGATGCGAGCATCTTGAGACCTGTATTTGGGTCGTCTGCGTCTGGATTGTTGCCGTACCACTCATCGACGCGAAAAAGAGTGCCAGGAGGCCATGATTTTCTTGAGCCGTCTGCAAGCGTAACCTCTTCGCCGTTTGATTCTGCCCAGAAGCCTACAGAGAAAGGTTTTGTCGAGCCCCAGTCAAAAGACCTGTCGACATACCAGTTTGCAGGCACCTTAAACGGCTCGATCATATGCTTGTCAAAACTCCACACATCATCGAGAGCACCACCGGCCACAATATCCCAGTCGCCGTCGAGCATCGCCTTGACAAGAGCAGGGTCGCCGAGACCGTAGAGTCTGCTTTCATAGTCAGGGTCGTTCTCTGCCATCGTTGGATTGTCATTGAGCTTTGCAGGGATATACTGCCGCAGCATGCCGCCGTCTTTTCTCGGTACACGCCACACCTTGAGCGGTGGTGCAGATGAGACAAACGTCTGCTTTACCCAGTTGTGGCCTATGCCACCTGGGTTTGACCCGCAGAGAATTCTGGGGAATAAGTGAGAAACGTCGATCTTCTTGCCGTTAAAATACATAATCGGTCTGAAGGCACCCAGACGACATCTTGATCTCAACGCCTTGTAGATCGTCGATGTGAAGTGTGTCAGCTCGTCCATAAGGAGCAGGTGAATCTCAGCCCCTTGATAATTGGTGACGTCTTTCTCATACTGACAGTGGCACAGAAATATCTTTGAGCCGCCCGGGAAGGTAAATATTCCCTTGCCCATGTTGTATTTGACTTTCCCGAGAGCAATCAGCGGAGCAAGAATAGACGGTAAACCACCTGGCCCCTCGACATGGTTCTTTAAAAGATCGGGAGAAGTCCGGCGAAATAGATAAATCTGTATACCAGGGATTGTGAGAGCGCAGAAGATTGCGAGATACCGCATGAGATGCGATTTCCCTCCTCCTGCTGCTCCACCATAGAGAATCTCTGTTGCCTCTGTTGCAAGGGCGACTCTCTGCTTCGGATGAAGATCAACCTCGGGGTTGAAATAAAAATTTGTCTTAGCCAAGAAGACCGCCCTCTCCCGGCTGTCTGTCCTCCTTTACGCCGAAAAGAGAAATGTCGAGAGGTTTGTCGCCTGAAGTGATGTCGATCTTTTCCTTCTTGCCCCACAGATCAGGGTGACGACGCTCAAGAATAAAGCGGGTCATCTGTGAATCGACTTCAGTGGTTGTTGTCTTCAGTTCGACAACTGTTCCGTCTTTTCTGAGCACTTCTCTTTTGGTGACTACTGTATGCGGGAGCGAGAGTCGATGAGCCTCTACTTCAAGCCTGCCGAGTATTGTGGCTTTGCTCTTATTGACCGCCTCCAAAAACTCCAAAAACTTTCCTCTTGTAGCTTTCTCACCTTTCTCAAGCCACAGATAATACGTGGATTCTGATATACCTGCATATATAGCAGCAGACTCCTGTGACATGCCTGCTTCAAGCCCTTTGCAGATTGTATTCTGCACTTCAGGGGTTAATTTTGATTTTCTTCCTACTTTACTCATTGCATTTGCTTCTTTGTGTTATTGTTTCTGTAGAATTATCCCT